ACCAGTTACACCAGTAGTTAAAGGTAAACCAGTTGCGTTTGTCAGCGTTGCACTTGTTGGTGTACCTAAGATAGGTGTAACTAATGTGGGGCTTGTTGACAATACAGTATTACCAGAACCTGTAGAGGTTGTGACTCCAGTACCACCATTGGCTACTGCCAATGTTCCAGCAAGCGTAATCGTGCCAGCACTTGTAACTGGTCCACCGCTTGTAGTCAATCCAGTTGTGCCACCCGATACGGCCACGCTGGTGACAGAGCCGGAGCCTGGTCCTGTAAACGCAATTTGAATAGATCCAGCGCCTGGGGTTATGGTCACACCCGACCCAGCCGTCAAAGATGCCTTGGTCAGCGTGTTTCCTGTGCTGTTACCAATCAGCAATTGACCATCTGTAAAGCTAGTCTGTCCAGTACCGCCGTTAGCTACTGCCAATGTTCCAGTAACAGCAGTAGCTAATGGCACTCCTGATGCTGATCCTGTACCGCCATTGGCAACTGGCAGAATGCCAGTAACGCCAGTTGTTAAGGGAAGTCCTGTGGCATTTGTCAGCACAGCCGCAGAGGGTGTACCCAACGCTGGTGTCACCAATGTAGGTGAATTGGTGAATACCAAATTGCCTGTGCCTGTTTCATCGGTTACAGCGGCAGCTAAGTTTGCGCTTGATGGCGTAGCCAAGAAAGTAGCCACGCCAGTGCCAAGACCGCTGACACCTGTTGAAATAGGTAAACCTGTGGCATTGGTCAAAACGGCGGCAGATGGTGTACCAAGCGCAGGGGTTACAAGTGTGGGGCTGGTAGACAATACATTATTGCCAGTACCTGTACTTGTACCGACACCAGTGCCACCCTTAGTCACTTTTAACAGTGGACCAGCGTCAAAAAGTGCATCGATTAAATCTAGGTCATTGTTGACCTTAGTACCCCAAGTGTTTGAGCTTGCACCAACTTCCGGCTTGGTAAGCAGTAGATTGGTGGTGGTGGTATCTGCCATTTTTAATCCTTAACCAAAAGTTTTTGCGCGGGTTAAGAGTTTGCCGCCAGAGGTTGCGCCTCGGTCATCGGCCAACTGCAAATCACTCAACGCGCGCTCATAAAGAGCCGACCACACTGGAATTCTTGCATCATCTAGCAAATATGGCGCTGCCTGCAAAAGTGAGCCATAAAGGTAAATGTCAGGACTTGATGTTAAAAGAAAATTGGTTGCTACGCTTGTGGATAGCTTGTTGAGCTTTGCAAAATACACGATTTCTGCCGCATACGCCGCATCAGGTGTTGGCACAAAACGAAACTCAGTTCCGACCACAGTGAAATACTTAGGCTTACCGCTACCAATGTCTATGGTTGACTGCTCATCCAAAGAGTCCATTGTCATAAACGTCAAAGGAGTGATTGGATTTGTACCAGTCAGCTTCAAAGTCCTGACTTCCAAGAAATCGCTTGGTGTCGATTCAAACTGTGCGTCAATTGTCACAGTTGTTTTTGTCAGCATTTGGCGTGTACGCAACTGACGCTCAATTTGAGCCTCGGCCAAAGAGATGAAGTCAGGAATTTGAGTCGTTAGATCAGTCCTGTTCAACCAGTCTGCGATGGATGCCTTCAGCTCTGTATATGTAGTAAGTGCCATTAGACTGCCTCTTTTTCCAGCTCTTCTTTCATCACCCAAGTGTGGTCATGTTTGAATTCAAACGTGCCAATGTGTCCAATTTCTTTAGACACATCGTGATCTATCCATATCTTAAACCCTGCCTCTCTAGCTTTCTTACAGAAGAAAACATCCTCTCCAATGTAGCCACGTTTGTCATGCCGCCATGGAGTCTCAAACCAAGGCTCTGACAGCGCCGCAAAAACATTGGCCTTGATCAGCATCACGCCCATGCCAACTGAGCCAACCTCTTGCAGACCAGTAGTTTCGGGCATCGTATATACCAACTCACGCTCGCCATTCTCTTTGTAAATCTGTGCGGTGGGTCCTGTTGGCATCCTGCGTCTAGCGCAGTTTGTAGCAACAATGTCCACATCATGCGCCAGCAAACGCTCAATCATGTCCTGTGGAAACCGCATATCTGAATCAATAAAAAGCACATGAGTGCATTTTTCACGCATCGCGTCCAAACACAACTCAGCTCGCTGATTGGCGATAAGCGTCCCCTGTGATATTTTCAAACTGATGGCATCATTGGTATTCAATGTGTGATACGCCGTCATATTGACAAGATCATAGGCAAACATGGTGTGAACCATGTCACGCGCTGGTGTTGCTACTGCAATGTATTTCATACTTGTCCTGGTCGTACACGAAAAAATCTATTCTCTGGATCATTAAGCCAACGCTTCATGTAATCCTGATCATCCAGCTTGCCCTCTGCCTTGAGCTGTGAATATATAGACATAGGAATACTTGCAACTCGGTGGAATTCACCTTTCCATCCAGCACGTTCATCAACCATGTTGAACTCTTGCTTGTTCTCTTCAATGATGTCAGTTACATCCTGTTGCGTCTGAATCGTTGCCTCATCAGTCTCAGGGTTGTAGTGCCAGTAGCGCGTGATGCCCTGATCTTTGTCTTCGCTAAATATTCTTTTTTCCATGTAAAAAAGGGGGGATTGCTCCCCCCTCTCCTTTTGCTTCGATTAAGAAGTTACCAAGTCTGCTGCCAGACCATGTGCATTTTCTGCCAAGACCTTGTGGCCCCACTCGACCAAAAGCATACGCTTCTCAGCGTCACCAGTCTTTGCCAACTCAGTTTGTTGGTAAGGACGCAGGACAGTCATCTTTGCATACTCGGGATCAAGCACCCATGCATCACGCTCGCGTTGAAAGCGGTTGGGTACTACCTGAACCTGGCCGAAATCTGACACATAAATGTCTGCCGCGCCAATGATAGTTGCAGGACGATCACCGCCATTGATGTTGTAGCGAGCAGATGCGATGCCAGAGAAACCTGACACGCGTTGCTTGTTGACAGGACCAACCATCAAGATTTTTGGCATACCGCCTTGTGTCCATACTTTTTGAATCACATTCTTGAGAATGGTTTCAGTGAAAGTACGCACAGTGCCGTCAGTGCGAGCTGAGTTAGGCAAAGTGGTGTAGCTAGGATTTACGCCGTTGGTGGTGTCATAGTCCACGTTGGTCTTGATGAAAGCCTGCAAAGAGGCAGTCACGCGAGCTGTGGTGGTGTTACCAGCAACAGCAATGCCGCCGTTCAACATCACAAACTCTTGGTCACGCTTCAACTCAGAGCCGCGCTTGGCGATCTGATATGCCAACTCAGAACGGCGGCCTGCTTTGTTGACAATTTCTTCAGTGTTCGACAAGACAATAGTCTTGCGTGAAATCTGAGCATAGTTTGTCAATCGAACAGTTGCTGTTACTGAGTTAAAGGTTACATCATCACCTTCCAACTGAGCATTAGCGGCAGCAGAATCTAATGAATCTGTTTGCCATTCAAACAAAGTATTGGTGATGTTTTCACGTCCAATGTTGGATGTGTAGGGGGTTTCTTCGGGAGAAATGTTTGTGATCACATTGCTCAAGTCTTCACGAATACCCTTTGCAGAGTAGGTCGTGAACGTGTTCGTTACGATAGCCATGATTTAATTCCTTATTTCAAAAGTTGGAAGATTGCATTGGCCGCATCATCGACACGGCCAGTTTTCGCGACGCGCTGTTGTGCGCGAACTGCCTCAGTATTATTTGAGATTCGCCCTGCTGCACCAGGCTTGGCAGGCCGAGGGCCGTTGTTTGTCACTGGCTTGATGTTGCCCCTCTTGGACATCATCTGGTCATAGAGTGCCGCCTTACGCAACATCAAGACCGCCCTGTGATCCACCACATTCTTCAGCTCATCTGGTGTGAATCCAATCTTTTGACCGAATTCAACAAGCAAAGCCTTTTCAGCTTGAGCTTTCTTAGCGTCTTTCCAATCAGGAATGGCCGCCAATAAAGCCTCTTGTTCCTGCTGCAATTTCTGCTGCATGAACTGTGCTTGCTCCTGCTGAGATAACTGATTAAGGCGTTGCTTCTCGCTTTGAATAGCCGCCGCCTTCTCTTGGTTTTCTCGCATCACCTCGCGCTGCCGTACCCATTCGATGGGGTCTTCGTTATAAAGACGATCCCAATCAATATTTGGCTGCGCCACTTGCTGAACCTGTGCTTCCAACGCACTCAATAACTGAGCGTACTGTTCACGCTCGGCACGAACTGCCTGCAACTCACCCTCGGTCTGCTTTCGCACCTCGGCAATTTGCTGCGTTTTTCGTGTGTAATCCTGAGTCCTTGAATATCCCTTTTGAAGCTCCTCCAGCGTCACTTCGACTTCTTTGCCGTCAACTTTGACGGAGAAGACTTGTGGCTGTTCTTGCTCCTCGGTGTCTTCACTTAACTCGGATTGTTCGGTATCTGTTTCGTCATCATCCGCGTCCGCATTTGCTGATAACTCCTCGTCTACCGCCGCGCCCTCATCGGGCAACTGCGCCTCGCGGTCTTCCTGTTGTCCCTCATCGGGCAGAAATCCCTCAAGTGCATTGGCTGCTTCAGCCACATTCATTGGACCTTGTACTGCACTGCCTGCTGGCGTTGGTGCGACTGTTTGCATGGTCTATTTCCTAATTAAACAATATTTTTGGTTGCGCGTTCAATGGCACGTTGTGCCACCTTGCCGTTGTCCACCATCTTGGTGACCTCAACACGAAAGTTTTCAATAGCCTTTAGCATTGACCACGCCAACTCGCGTTTTGCGCTTTCTTCGGGTTTACTGGATTCAAAAACCCAATATTGATCATTTCGCATCTTTTCCAAAATTGCCGAAAAGACCTCGTCATTGGCTAATTGGTTGGCTTTTTGGCCTTTGCGTAATGCGTCTTCGCTCATTGAACCATTCCATTAAGGTTGATGGGGGGTGGCACTTGCGCCACTGGCGGTGCTTGCACTTGACTTGCGGCTTGCACCGCATTCTGTACAAGCGCCGTCTGCTGGCGCATTGCCTCTCTGTCCATAGCCTGCCGAGCGTCAATCTCAGCAGTACTAATCTGTGTCCCATACTTTAACTCTAATTCGTACTTCTTGAGCAGTAAGTCCTGCGCTAATTGATCTCTTCGATAATCATCATCTCTGACCATCTTCTCGCGTTGCAATTCCAGCTCTGCCGCTTTCTTCTGAATGTCAGCTTGGATAGACTGCGCCTGCACTTGCGCCAGCACTTCTTCGGGTGTTGGTTTGGCAGGCTCTTGAGGCATTTGGAAGTCAGCAGGCAAAGTATTGAAGTAGCTGGATGCGTCCTTGTAGCCTGACAACTCAATGGCTTTTTGCAGTGTCTTGATGTACATCGGCAATGAAGCAATCTGATTCATTGGCCCAAACTGCGCCATGATCTGCTCTTGCTTTTGCATGATGATGTTCAGTGCCGACAGTTTTTCGTTGTTGTCGCCATTGCCAAGACCAATATTGACGTTCACATCCATGCTGGCATCCCACACGCGAGGATCAATCTGCACCCACTGGTTACGCAAACGCACCATGCGTGGCTTGTCTTGGTGGGTGGTCATCAGGTACAAGATGCCCTTAAAGAGTTTCTTCATACCCTCGGCCAAGATTCGAGCTTGAAGCTCCAGTCTTGATTGGCTGGCGCTGACAGTGGCAGACACCGCCGCCTTGGTGGTGGACTGCAACGCATCAGGGTCTAAGCCCATCGCCGCCTTGCTCATGCCGGTGCGGTCTTCGCGCATCTGATCCATGTACTCAAGCATGGGGAATGCGGCCTGACCAACGAATGGGGAGCTGAACGCCTGCACCATGCCTGGCGCTCTCATGCGGATGATGGCTCCAGTCTCGTTGTTCAGCACATCGTCAATGTTGACCTGACCCTCAACAATTGCGGTGCGCGGATGGATTGACTGAGCCAACGAATCCAGCGTATTTCGCATGATTTCGGATTTAATCTCTTGAATGTCATGCGTAATGTCAAAGATCGACATAGCCTCCAAAGGCGATGTGTGTGGCTCGGGATCACAAGGGAAGTCCACAAAGGGAATATAGCTGGCGGGTAAGTTACGCACCATGGTGTAGCCCGAACCCATGCAACAGATTTTCCGCAACTCGGGTATGCCATCACCATCAAAGTCAACGCGCATATACGCTTCAATATACAAAACCCTGCGCTGCATTGGGTTTAGACTGTCAGCCGCGCCAAAGGTGGTACTCAGTGGCTGACGCGCCAAATACTCGTCATTGCTGTCTAAGTCGGTGCTGGAGATGTTCTCTTCGATCTCGTCTTGGTCATACCCCATGCCGATCAAGTCAGACACTGTCGCCATCTGTCGGTGGGCAATGATGCCAGCATCATCAAATGATCTCGCCCTGCGATCTAACAACAATTCCTCTGGAGGTACGGCCATGATGCGGATACGGCCATCTTTGGTGTTGCGTTTGATTTGTACGTCATGCAACATGGGTTGCGGCATCTGCATTGGCAAACCAGTGACAGGATCAACCTGTGGCTGCATCATCGGCATCGATGGGTCAGGATAGCTGACCACAATCTTGACCTCGGCATCCTCTTGCATCAGGATTTGAATCGTTTGGTCATCCAGCCCCGAATACTGCTCAATCTTGACCTCTTCAACATCTTCCCAGTAGTACTTGGCAATGCCGCACTTACGCACTAAAGAATCTTTAAAAATTGCATAAGTGGTCATAAAACCATTGTTGTCGGAGGTAAATATGTAGTTGGCGTAGTCAGTCGCCTGCTGTGCGCCAGCCACATCTTCGGGTCCACGCGGCACATACTCCACCACATTTTCTGTGCTGAAAAATACTTTCATGAGGCTTGGTAGCATGGCGCTGACAGTGTCACGCACTTCCATCGCTACAACCTGAGAGCGCCCCTCTTCCTCATTACCAAAGGGGTCGCCGCGATAGTACTCAGTACCCTTGGCGCGGATGGGTGACACATCAGAATCGATGTAGCTGACAGCGTCTTCCAGCTCGGCAGAGACAATGCCTTGCAACTCGGTTTCATCCATTGGCTCAATGGCGGCAATGTCGGTGGTAATGTTCATATCGTTAATCATTTTGCTTTATTCCTTGCAGATATTGCTTTGGCCTTGGCTCGCGCATCAGCCTTGCTAGATGCACCCCACGCTTTCAAACTTAACAACAATCGCGTTGGCTCGCCGTCTTTCATCTCTGGACCAGCCATGTTGCCCATTCTCGCAAGGAATGATGCCCTGCGCGGGTTGTCACCAGACTTGACTGGCGCTTTCAGATTCATGCCCTCGGCCTTGGCACTAGCGCGTCCCTTGGCATTCAAGCCGCCTGATGCGTTTTTTCCTTCTTTACGCTGCCACGCTGGTGTTTTCATATGGGACTTTCTTAATCCTTAAACCATTCTTCGGCATAGTGCGGCCTGTTCTTGCGTAGCCAAGGCACTGCCTGCTGTATGAGCCTGTTGCCATCCAAGCCAATCGTTTGGCTACCAATGTGGTGGACATACGATCTTGACAAGTAATGCTGGAAACCCGCTGCGCGTAAGTCCTCACAATGCACATCATCTGAATACCAGTTAAGTGGTGGGAACTTAAAGCACTCCCACGCATCTCGACTAATCCAAGCAAAGATAGGGCTCAATACTTCCATCGGCACAATCGCATCTTCATAGGGATACTTGAAGTAATGCATCTCCTGATCAAAGGGATTGCTGCGAATGTTCTGCACAGGACGCGCCGCGTCACAACGTGCAGACACCCAGCCAACTGGCTCGCCAGTTTCTTCTTTGAGCTGCGCCACATCTTCCATCAGATAGCGGTAGCTGGTGGGGGTCAGCACAATGTCATCATTGGCGCAGATCACAGACTCAAAGCCATCGGCAAAAGCCTTGTCCATGATGTCGTTGTAGTCATCGCCAAAGTTGCTAGGCTTGCCAAAGACTTTAAGGTCAGCGTCAAAGCCGCCAATAATGGACTCTGGACCGCGCAAATAGACAGGCACTTCGGGACAGTACTCGGCAATGCTTGTGAGCATCACCCGCAAACCTTTGCCGTTTACTGTGCTGATGCATATAGGCGAAATCACTTCTTAGGCTTCTTCGCTGTCTTTGCGGCCTGCTTAAAGTCAGCAGCAGAGGGTGCGGCTTTGGAGCCGACCCTGTTCATCTTCTCGCCAGAGCCTGCCGCTATGCGTTTTTGCTTGGCGTTAATGTTGGCATACAAACCTGGTTTAGTCTTCACCTTTGACCCCAATCTTGATAGTTAGTAATGACTCAGGCATCTCGCCTTCGCCTTCGCCATCTTCATCCACCACCCAAGCAGAACAGGTCCGGCTGGACGCGCACTTGAAGTCAAAGATCTCGCAGTAACCCAAGTCACCAGCTTCGATCATCGCCCAAGGGTCACCCTCTTCGCCAATGCCTTTGGCAATGCACTCAAGCATGGAGTCATCCTGATTAAACGCCGCGCAGTTACCGCAAACGCTCATCTTTGCTTCTTCGGGATCGACTTGCCACTCTTGCGCCATCTCCATCCAAAACTGCTTGTTTGGCAACTTAGGATTCTCAGGACCATAGTTGGCGCTATTAATCGCCTTGGCACGATTCTTCAGATTCAACGTGATGTCTTGAGTCGCTATTGGGCAACTCTTTTCATCCTGATAGCCCTCGTCTTGATCCATCACCTGATCCATGATGCGTTGCATAGTAGCCA